TACCGAGCTGTCGAGATCCTCGATCGGCTCAAGCTGCGCTTCCTGGCGCCGCCCCCGCTGGTCAGCACGGCTGACTGGGCCGGCCAGTACCGCCACATCGCGAAGGGGCCGGAGCGTGGCCTGTGGCGCAACGAGCGAACCCCGTACCTGGTCGAGCCGATGGAATGCGCCAGCGCGTTCAGCCCGTACGAGCGGATCGTGCTGATGTTCGCCACGCAGCTCGGGAAGACCGAGGTGCTCTACAACGCCATCATGCAGCGGATCCACACCGATCCGCAGGACATGATGATGGTCCAGCCCACCCTGCAGGACGCCCAGGACCACAGCGGCCAGCGCTTCCTGCCCACCATCCAGCAGACGCCGGTGATGCAGGGCCTGATCTCCGTGAGCCGCAGCCGGGACGAGTCCAGCAGCTGGCGCGCGCGCAGCATTCAGGGCGGGTTCGCCGTCTTCTTCGGTGGGGCGAACAGCGCCAGCTCGCTCGCCTCGAAGCCGCTGGGGTTTGCGGTAGCGGACGAGGTCAACAAGTGGCCAGCGGACGTCGACAATCAGGGCCCACCGCTGGCGCTGCTCGAAGAGCGCATGAGCAACTTCTCGCGGCGCAAGCTCGTGATCGCCAGCACGCCGACTGTCAAGGGGGCGTCCGTCATCGGCGAGGAGTACTTGGCCAGCGATCGCCGGCAGTACCACGTCCCGTGCCCCCACTGCGGGGAGCGCCAGGTGCTGGAGTGGGGCAACCGCGAGGCTTGGGGGATCCAGTGGCTGAAGACGCCGCTCGGTGCAGCACGGCCTGAGACCGCGGTGTACGTGTGCCGCCATTGTGGCGCCGCGATCCAGGAGCATTGCAAGCCCGAGATGCTGGCCAACGGGATCTGGATCCCGCAGGCCCCAGGTGCCGGTCGCGGCCGTCGCGCGGGATTCCACCTGAACAAGCTGTACTCGCCACTGGGATGGCGCAGCTGGGCCAGCCTGGTGGAGAAGTGGGAGACGGCACAGAAGTCCAAGAAGGCCGGAAACAGCGCGCCGCTGAAGGAGTTCATCAATTCCAGCCTGGCGGAGGACTGGGAGGAGGTCGGTACCGGCGCCGACAGCCAGACGCTGCGCAACCGGGCCGAAGACTACGAGATGGGCAAGGTGCCACGGCACGGCCTGATGCTGACCATGGGCGTCGACACGCAGCCGGACCGCCTCGAAGCGCGGGTCTGGGCATTCGGCCGCGGCGAGGAATCCTGGCTGGTCGAGCGCCACATCATCTACGGCGACCCGAACCTCGACGAGGGCACCGAAGGCTCGCCCTGGACGCGCCTCACTGAGATCCGCCGCACGCCGGTGCTGCATGCCTCTGGATCCCACGTGCTGATCGAGGCGACTTGCATCGACACCGGCGGACACAACACCCACGCGGTCTACAACTACTGCCGGAACCACGCCCGATCCAATGTCCTGGCCATCAAAGGCGCGAGCCAGTACGGCCGCCCGGTGCTCGGTCGCCCCAGCCTGATCGACATCAGCTGGCGCGGCAAGACCGTGAAGAGCGGTGTCAAGGTGTGGCAGATTGGCACGGACACGGCGAAGCACCTGCTGTACGGCCGCATGCGCCTCAGCCAGGTCGGGCCCGGCTACGTTCATGTGCCCAAAGTGCTGTCGGACACAGACGAGTTCGAGCAGATGACCGCCGCACGGCTACTGCCGGTCGTGGTGCAAGGCAAGCACTCGATGCGCTGGATCACGCCGCAGGGCCACCGGGAAGAGGCGGGCGACGGCATGGTCTACGCGTACGCGGCCGCCTGCTACCTTGGAATTCAAAGCTACCGGGAGGCCAGCTGGGCGCGACGTGAGCAACGCATTGCCCCGCGGGAATCCGATCTCTTCGCTCAGGTGGTGGTGATCGCCAACGATGAGGCCGGCGAGGCGGTGCACACGTCTGTACCGGATCAGGCAGTGGCCGCCGATCAGCCAGTTGTTCATCCAGTCGCGCCAGTTCCTCCGGCATTGGCTGCACCCACACCGCCGGCCCGAACGCCGGCGCTGGCAACCGCGCCCGCACCTGGTGGGTGGCGCGCCAGCTTGGCCCGCAGCCTTCGACAGGGCCCATGATGGACGTCGACCTGCAGGTCCCGGGAGACGAAGACCCCGACATCGTGATCGCCATGATTCGCGAGGTCCTGGACCTGGGCCTGGGCCTGACAACAGAACAGGCCGCCACGATCGAGCGCAGGCTGAAGGAGCGGTACGGCGATCGCAGGATCCGAGTAAAAAAAAAGCTCCAGTTGAGCCCTGAAGAGGTGCGCGTGCGCGTGTTCGAGGACGCCATGACCACCATGAGCACGCACGACATTGCGAAGCGCCACGGCATCACCCCTCGGACCGTCTACCGCTGGATGAAAAAAGGCAACCCCACCGCACCCCGATAGGCCGCCCGGCGGCAAGTTGTGACACGTTTTGCCCTGTTTTTGTCACAGCCGAATTCATAGACTGGCGCGGTCCCAGTCGCCACGCCAGGCACCACCCTGCAGGAGCATCCATGTAATGGCCGGAATCACCGTCGCCCAAGCCCAGGCGCAACTCGACGCCTACCTGGCTGCAGAGATCCAGGTCCTCGCCGGGCAGTCCTACGAGATCGCGGGGCGCCGGCTCACACGCGCGAACCTGTCTGAAATCCGCGCTGGCATCGAGGCGTGGAACGACCGCCTGAACACGCTCAGCAACCGCGCGGCCGGCCGTGGCCGGGCCTACACAGTCGTCACGAACTGACCCATGCGCGAGAAACCAACAGCCGCACGGCCTGGCACCGGCAACCTGCAGAACCTTCTGGACAAGGCCATCGCCTATGTCGCACCAAGGGTTGCAGCACGCCGCCTGATGGCGCGGGCTGCCCTGTCAAGCGTGGGCGCCTACAGTGGAGCCGGCGGCGGCTACCTTGGCGCCAGGCGCGATCGCGCTGCCACGAGCGCCTGGAATCCTGGTGGTGGCTCTCCCAACGCGGACATCATCCCGGACCTGCCGGTACTGCGCGAGCGCTCGCGCGACCAGCTGCGCAACGCGCCAGTCGCCGTGGGGGCTATCAACACCAATGTCGGTCATGTAATCGGCACGGGCCTGTCCTGCACGCCCAGCATTCAGAACGACATTCTCGGGATCTCGGACGAAGACGCCGAGGTGTGGAACGCCGCGACAAAGCACAGCTTCAACGTGTGGGCGAAGTCGGTGGACTGTGACCTGTCACGCAAGTGCGACTTCTACGGCCTGCAGGACCTGGGCTACCGCACCGAACTGTCCAGCGGGGACGCGTTCTTCCTGACGCCATTGGTCACGCGCGGCGGTGCGGTGCGCCTCGCGCTCCAGGGCATCGAAGCGGACTTTGTCTGCAATCCGAATCGCACTCCCGACACGGACAAGCTGGTCGATGGTGTCGAGATCGACACCATCACAGGGGAGGCCATCGCGATTCATGTGGCCGACCGGCACCCTGGCGAAGTTCGCACCGCCGGCACCAGGTGGACGCGCGTGGACATGCGCGGCAAGCAGACTGACCGGCGCAACGTGCTGCAGCTCATGGAGAACCTGCGGTTCGGCCAGCACCGAGGCGTGCCATGGATCGCGCCAATCCTCGAGCCGCTCAAGCAGCTGAACAAGTGGACCGACAACGAACTGGCGGCCGCCGTGGCCAGCAGCGTCTTCGCTGTGTTCGTGAAGATGGAGACCGAGGCCTTCCACGACCTCTTCCAAAACAACGACTCGGTCAAGAGCACGCTGGACCAGGCCGAGCAATGGTCGGGCGAGATGGGCGGGCCCAAGGCGGTCCACCTGCTGCCTGGTGAGGACATCTCCACCGCCAGCCCAGGCCGACCGAACCCGGAGTTCGACCCGTTTTGGACGGCCATGGTGCGGCAGATGGGCATGGCCTTGGGCATGCCCTACGAGGTGCTGGTGATGCACTTCCAGAGCAGCTACACCGCCGCCCGTGGTGCGTTCCTCATGGCCACCAAGTTCTTCAAGTGCCGGCGTGACAGGGTGGTGACCCAGTTCTGCCAGCCGGTGTATGAGCTCTGGCTGGCCAATGAGGTCACGAGCGGGCGCATCCAGGCGCCGGGCTTCTTCGCCTCGCCAGAAGTGCGCGCGGCCTGGTGCAACGCCGTCTGGACCGGCGATGGCGCCGGCACCCTGGATCCGCAGAAGGAGGTTGCCGCAGCTCGCGCCCGCGTCGACATGGAGATCAGCACGCTGGATGCTGAATCGATCCTGCACGACGGCGTCGACTGGGCGACGAAGCACAAGCAGCGAGCCAAGGAGATCGCCGCCCAGAAGCGGGACGGCACCTACGTGGCGCCGGCAGGCGCGCCAGCGCAGGCGGCGGAGGCGAGCGACTCGGAAGACTCTGACGATGGCGACCAGCCGCCAAACCCCACACGCACGAGGAATTCACGATGACAACACTTTCGGCAAGCCGAACCAGGGCTTACACCAACACCAACATCAATGGCCTGCTGGTGCCGGCCACAACGACCATTTACGCCGGCGCCGCAGTTGGAGTGAATGAGGCAACCGGCAGTCCTCGACCGCTGCAGGCCGGTGACAAGTTCATCGGCTTCGCTCAATCGTCTGTCAACCACATCCGTGGACAGGAGCGCGAGGCACCGCTCACAGTGGTGGACTCTGGCCAGGTCGCCCTGCAGATCAGCGGAGCAGTCGCTACGGACATTGGCAAGGATGTCTTTGCGACGGACGATGACACCTTCACGTTCAGCAGCTCTGGTGGCAGCTTGGTGGGTGTAGCGAAGCAGCTGCTCAGCGCAGGCAGGATGATGGTCGAGATCCTGCCGCCCTCAGCTCTGAACGGTGTCCGCCTCGCACCTGGCGGCACCGCCCTGGTGTCAGGGGATGGGAGTTATAGCCTCACCCAACTCAAGCGCGGCGGGTCTGCCTTGCGCGCCGGCAAGCCGTGGCTTCGCCTGCCAACTGCGGCCGGCCAAGTCGGCACCGGCGCTGGCGTCTCGCACGGTGGCGGCGCGACGGGCGCATTCACCACCCGCCGCGGCCGGGCCTGCTACGAAATCACCGCCCCGGCAAACGCAAACCTGCAGAGCCTGTTCTTTGCCATTGCCAGCGGCACGGTGACGAACAAGCAGCACATCGTCTTCGAGGTCGAGGACGCTGAGCAGTGGCGCGGCGGATCGTGGCGCCTTGGGTTCTACACCGACAACACCTTTGCCAACGGCGTCCGGGCCACGATCACGGCCGACAGCTACAACGGCTACAACGGCGTCCACTGCCTCGCGCCATTGGCGGGCGAGTGGGCCAACGTCGGCGCGGGCAGCTTCAGCAGCACGATGACGCAGTGCATCTTCCAGTTTCAGCGAAAGACCGGCGCGGCGGGCGACACGCGGCTCTGGGTGTACGAAGTCGCCGAGGCCGAAAAGAGCAGCTTGCCGCAGATCGTCATCGGTGCCGACGACGGCGCGAAGACCTGGTACACGGACGGCCTGCCGATCCTGGAGAAGTACGGCTTCAGCAGCTACCTGGCCTTCATCGCCGATGACCGCGGCACGGCCACGCGCATTTCGCAGGCCGAGTGGGCCGACGCCGTAGCGCGCGGGCATCACGCCGTGGTGCACGGCTGCAAGACCGGCAAGACCTCGCTCGCCGACTACTTCGCGGACTACGCCGGCTACTCGTCGCCGGGGGCGGCCATCACCGCCGACATCCAGTACAACCGCGACATCATGGTGTCCGAGGGCCTGGACCCGGACGGCCTGGGCCGCACGGTCTACGCCTACCCGCAGGGCAAGCACCAGCCAAACCTCACGACGGCTGGCGATCTGACCATCAGCAACGCCCTGGACGCGCTGGGCTTCGTCGGCGGCCGGCTGGCGCGGGTTCAAAACGCGATCATCGTCAACGGCGGCTGGTCCGGCGCTGCGCGCTACCTGCCGATCATCGGCCACTCGTGGAGCAGCGGCGACGAGGCCGGCAACGTGGCCGGGGTCATCAGCGCGATGCAGGACGAGATTGGCGCCGGCCGGCCGGTGGTGCTGATGTTCCACGAGGTGCGGGCCAGCCCGAGCGCCAACGAGCACATCACGGCCGCCAATCTGGAAACGATTCTGGCGGCAGCGGCCACGCTGGTGCGCGCTGGCAGCGCCAGGCCAGGACGTCTGACCGATCTGATCTATGAGCTAAACAGCTATCTCAGCCCGGTGCATGTGGGCATCTGATCCCATCCCCTGCCGGTAGTGACAGCTTTTGCCCTGTTTTTGTCACAGCGAAATTCCTACAGTCACCTGCAACCGCAATCAGCCGCACATGAAACTTCTGGACATCCTCACCGCACCTTGGGCCATCGAGCCCGGCAAGCTGCTGGAAATCCAGGCGATCTACCTCTCGCACGTGCGTGGCGAGAAGGCCGACATCGCCGCCATCGAGGCCCGCATCGGCAAGCCGCTCGCCAATGAGCCCAAACCCTACACGATCGAGCAGGGCGTCGCGATCCTGCCGGTCGAGGGTGTGATCGCCAAGCGCGCAAACATGTTCATGGAGATCTCGGGCGGCGTGTCCACCGAGCTGCTCGCGCGTGACCTGCAGGCCGCGCTTCAGGACCCGCAGGTCCATTCCGTGGTGCTGGCGGTCGACAGCCCTGGCGGCGCTGTCGACGGCACCCAGGCGCTGGCGTCAATCATCCGCAGCGGCAGCCAGCAGAAGCCGATTGTGACGCTGGCCAGCGGCCTGATCGCCAGCGCTGCCTATTGGCTGGGGTCCGCCGGCTCGGCCGTCTACATTGCCGACACCACCACTGTGTCCGGCTCAATCGGCGTGGTCAGCAGCCACACGGACTACAGCAAGGCGCGTGCGGATCGCGGCATCACCGTCACTGAGATCACCGCCGGCAAATACAAGCGCATCGCCAGCGACAACGCGCCGCTCTCCAAGGAGGGCAAGGCGCACATGCAGGCCCAGGTGGACTACTACTACAGCCTGTTTGTGGACGCAGTTGCGGCCCATCGCGGCGTCAGCGTGGAGACCGTCCTCGCTCAGATGGCAGATGGCCAGACCTTCATTGGACAGCAGGGCATCGACGCCGGCCTGGTGGACGGCATCCAGACCATGCCGCAGATCATCGCAGCACTCAACGCGGATTACGCCGCCTCCCTTGCGCAGCCCGGCCATGTTCGCGGCTCGATGCTGCCGAAATCCAAGACCGTGCCCACCCCCCACGCTTCCGTCACATCACCCAAAGGAGTCCGTACCATGGATCGTCAACAACTCGCCGCCGAGCATCCCGCTCTGGTGGAGTCCATCCTTGCCGAAGGTCGAGCCGCCGGCGCAGCTGCAGAGCGCAGCCGCATTCTCGCGATCGAGGCCGCCGCAATTCCCGGCCACGATGCCCTGGTGGCCACGCTCAAGGCCGACGGCAATGTCAGCGCCGGCGAAGCAGCGCTGCAGATCCTGGCCGCCGAGAAGCAGGTCAAGACCCAGATGGCTGCCGCGCACCAGTCGGAAGCACCCAAGCCGGTGGCGCTGGCTGCCAGCCCGACCCATGCCCCCACTGCTGCCGAGCGCGAATCGCAAAGCGGCCAGGTGGACGCCAATCTGCCCGTTGAAGAGCGCGCCAAGGCCGCCTGGGACAAAGACGCAAGCCTGCGGGCTGAGTTCAGCTCGCTCGGCGCGTACACCGCCTACCTGCGTGCCAGCGAATCCGGCAGCACCCGGGTTTTTCAGCGCCAGGCCGCCTGATCACCAATCCCTCAACCCATCCACATCCAAGGATCTGAACCATGAAAACCACCATCCTGTCCGTTTTCGCGCTGGCCTGCGTGCTGGCGCTGCTGATGCTGCCGCAAGTACGCGACACCGCAGCTTCCGTGCTGCGCGCCTGCGGCGACGCCTTGCACCAGCACCTGCAGCAGCACATGGCCCGCAGCGGCATGCTGCTGTCCATGACCACGCTGGCCGCGGACAAGGCCCGCAACTTCGAGCTCGGGGACCTGCAGGACCTGCCGATGATTGCCTCCGACATCATCTACGAGGGTGCGGCAGTCGGGGACAACGGCTCTGGCCTGGCGCGTCCTCTCGTAGCCGCCGACCCGTTTCTCGGCTTTGCCGAGCGCACTGCGGATAACTCGGCCGGCGCAGCAAGTGCTCTGCGGGTCCGTGTCCGCACCCGTGGTCAGGTGCAGCTGGCCGTCACCGGTGCTGCCAGCGCCGCTGATGTCAGCGAAACGGTCTATGCGTCCGACGACGACACCTTTACCCTCACCGCCGGCTCCAACACCGCCATCGGCAAAGTGTCTCGTTGGGTCAGCGGCACGACCTGCATCGTCGCCTTCGAGGCGCTCCCCTTCCGTTCGCTGTAAGCAGCGGCCCCGCGTTCAACCATCCACTCACCACACTGAAGGAATCAAATCATGGGTGCATCCGCTCTCTCCAGCCGCGCCATCATCGGCGAGTTCTACGCCACACTGGAACAGGACCTCGGCTTGTCCTGGATCGACAGCGTGTCTAACCTGTTCGATTCCAACCAGGAATCCGAAACCTACAAGTGGCTCGGCATGGCGCCGGGCATGCGCGAGTGGATCGGTGGCCGCCAGGCCAAGGGCTTCCGCAACGACGGCGTGACCATCGTGAACAAGAACTTCGAGGCCACGCTTGAGGTGCTGGTCGACGAAATCCGCCGCGACAAGACCGGTCAGGTCATGGTGCGGGTGCGTGAGCTGGCCGAGCGTACCAACTCGCACTGGGCTTCCCTGCTCAGCGCGCTGCTGATCGCCGGCGAGTCGGCTGCCTGCTATGACGGACAGTTCTTCTTCGACACCGACCACGTCGAAGACGACTCCGGCAGCCAGTCGAACGACATCACCAGCGACATCACGACCACCACGGCACCAACCGCCGGCGAGATGGAAACCGCCATCCTGAAGTCCATCGAGCAAATCCTGGGATTCAAGGACAACCAGGGCGAGCCCATGAACGAGAACGCCCGCCTTTTTGAAATCATGGTTCCGGTGCCCTTCATGGCCTCCGCAGCCGGTGCAATTGGCTCGCAGATCATCGTGGACTCCAGCACCTCGCGCAGCAACCGGATCCTGACGCTCGGCAGCCTGGGCGGCTTCCAAGTGGCCCTGCGCGTGAACCCCCGCCTCACCTGGACCACCAAGTTCGCGACCTTCCGCGCCGACGGTCAGACCAAGGCCCTGATCCGCCAGGAGGAAGAGGGCGTCACGATGAGCGCGATCGCGGAAGGCTCCGAGCTGGAGTTCAAGGAGCGCAAGCACCACTACGGCGTGAAGGCGATCCGCAACGTGGGCTATGGATACTGGCAGCGTGCCTGCCTGACGACCTTCGTCTGATCGCCTGACGATCACCAGGCCATGGCAGCACACATGCCATGGCCTGCCATATCAACTGTCGGTAACTGCATACATCTGTCGCCATGTTCACAGAAGACCTGTCCCCGTTCTTCGATGTCGCCGGCGGCTTCGCCCAGACGGCAACGGTGGGCGGGTCTTCGTTCGCGGTGATTTTTGACAAAGCCTACGTATCCGCTCTGGGTGGCATGGTCGAGTCCATTGGCCCAGCATGCATGGCGAAGTCCTCCGACGTGTCCAGCGTCGTGCAAGGCACCACCATCACCATTGACGCAGTGGCCTACACCGTCACCGGTGTCGAGCCCGACGGCACTGGCATCACGGTGCTGCAACTGCGGGGGTAACCAGCCATGGCAGACCACGTGCAGCAACAGATCCTAGAGGCGGTACAGACGGCCCTGGTTGCTGCGGCCACTGCAGCCAGCACCCGCGTCTATCTGGACCGCGTCGACGAAATTCCGCAGGCGAACTTGCCGGCCATCGACATTCTGGGCCCGGATGACACCGGTGAGGAGTCAATCCAGTACCTCGCCATGCACTTCCCACCGGTGCAGCAGCGTTCGTACACCTTCGCGATCAGCAGCATTGCCGCGCTGGCCACCGGCTCTGCCAAGGCAGCGCGCAACCTGGCCAAACAGGTCGAAGCCGCTTTGCTGGCGGCCATAGGCAGTATCACCGTCGGCGGCAGTGCCGTGACCTGCGTCACATCCATCAAATTGACATTGGAAAACGGCATCGAAAACCTTCCTGTTGTTGGCGAAACCACCCGCGTTCGTGGCGCGGCTGGCCGGTCGATTGTCACTGGCGAACTGACGACGCTATATCAAGACGATACCCTGCTGGATGCTTTCGAAGACGAGACAGAAACCGCCATCGTTTTCGCCCTGACCGAAGGCGTTGCCCCGTACACGTTGTTTATCTTCCCACTTAATCCGTATGCAGCGGTTGTGATTGGATCCCGAACTTCGCTAATTTGGCTCTGAGCGGATTCTCCTTCGGTTATCAACAGCCTGCATTGCTGGCGGTTTGTGCTAGTGGCATCTAACAGACCAGCAATCGTTGTACGCCGCTTCTTCGAATGATCATCTTGAGCCTTCTTGTTTGCCTGTCGGTGATGTCGTTCACTCGCTCGCATTAGCACAGCGGTAAGCCATTCATCAGCGCGCTTTGAGAACACCTTCCACTGAGCATCAATCATGCTGGTGAACTCTTTGCGTGTGTCTGGCCCAGTTAACCGAGTCTTAGCTTGACTATCATATTCTGGATTTCGAATCCTCAAACTAGCCATTACTAACAAGCCCTGTTTGATGTCATTACGGGAAATTTCTATTTTTAATTTCTTCGCCTGCGGTTCTAATTGGGTTAGTACTTTAGAAACAAATGCATTTAAGAATTGTGTGTTGCACTTTCCGCCATCAAATAATAGCGAACTATTCACCCATGTGAACATTCGTTCATCCGGATCATCATGTGCTCCAAATATAACGAAGAATTGTCCGGTGATATGCTCATCATTAATGGTGAATTCGTAATACGGCTTATTGTTGGATATAGCAGGGATTAAATCAGATAATCCTTTTTTGAAATTGAACTTGGTTCCATTATAATCCACCGTAAGGTTAGGATTCGTCATAGCAATTTCAATTGCCCTATTTTTCATTAATTCATCGGGAAGAATGACTGTTTGAAATACAGCTGGGTCAAGCCGAAATGATACTTGTGTTTGTGTTTGATTGGATACCACTTCAGTTATCTTTGGGCGTGAGATCTTTGCCACTCCATCCAAGTAACTTTGTTGGTACTTTTGGTTATTCCGTTGAATGATCACAGAAAATTCAGAACTACAATAATTCGTACAGGCTGCCCCTACGCCATTTTGTCCAATTACTCCTACTTCTTTTCCATCTTTAAAATTTCTGCCCGACCGCAAACGACTTAGTACCAATTCAGGAATCCATGTCATTTTTCCGTTGCGATCAGCTTTTTGCTCAATAGGGATTCCACGACCATTATCTGTAATGACGTATTTTCCAAGTGATGTGTCCGCATCAATTTTGAGTAATTTGTTCCTGGTAGT